CTGCTATCAAGATGCGCGCTGAATATAACGCGATCAATAAGGTCTTTGTTCGACTTATACAGCTCTATTTTTGCATGGTTTGATACAGCATTAACTGATGTTCTAGCTATCATTTCAAGATGTCTGCCAACCTGAGATTGGGATTTTCTTAACGCATCAACAAATTCTTTATTAGTCCAACTGTTGCTATAGGCCTGTATAGTGTAATTTATTGTACTACTAACAGTAACGCCTTGAGTCCGCTTAATTAAGTCTAACGTTGATACGTTGCTGTCCGGCATTATAGTTGATAGCGAGTCTCTGACCAGTTTTTTTGTGATAGCAATAGGTTTTAACAACGGCTCAACAGCAATGGCGGTACCAGCGACCTGCGTCAAGCTATCATCAAGAGACGTCTGGATTAATGAGTAATGCTCTTTAACAATGCGCCTAATTTCTGGCAAAGTTGTTCTTAGTGGGCTATTAAAATCAACAGCCTTGATCACATTATCAACCAGTTCAGCGTTTAAATCTTTTAGCTCATACGTGATACCTGTCGCTCTACGCAACAGAAATATGAGGCTGTTTAAAAACGATTCATCAATCATTGCTGTACTATTTCCGACGGAATCGTCATTTCAATATTTTTCAGCCAATCATCATACGTTAGTTCAAAATTAACCATATTTGTAGTTCTGAGATAGTTAAACACGTCTTCTTTTTGTGATACTCCTTGGAGCGTGCCATTAACCAAAGCTAGGTAAGTTTCTGGGCTAAACATTGTGTTTGTAAAGTCTTTTGTAAGTTCCAGTTCAAAGCCAGTAATTCCGGTAAACAATTCAATCTGCTCAAAACAAAAACGGTAGGCTTGCTCAACGTTCTCAACCATACCGGACAAATTAGAGTTTTCAACAGAACTGTTTCTATCAATCTCGGTAGCTGTTTTTCTACCTGTTGTGTCAGTGACAAGTTGTGCTCCTATAGCTGCGGCTTGCTTTTCCTTGGCTGCCATCGCATTAGTTGCAGCGGATGTATCTTTAGACTGAAGTAATGAGGCTGTAGCACCCTCAGGCAAAAGAATCCCACCTCTTGCACCAAGGCGTAACGTGCCTTTTAATACGTCTTTTACCCAAGACTTTGTTAATCCTGCCGCCACAGGCGTAGCTTGTGACGACATAAATATTGACTCTTCTGAGTCTGCGCTATTTCTGTAATGCCCAATATTCAAATCTGATATTGCCAGCATTGGCGGCTCGTCAATAGTGTGATCGTTATTTTCCGAGCCAACAAAAGTAAATGGGATATGATCGAAAGTCTTACCGGTGCTGTCCGTTGGAGTTGACGATCCATCCTCAACCATAAGCCACTCGTTAGTGTTTCCTGAATGTCTCCACACCTCTTGATAATACACACCACTGTCAAGAAGTAAAACTCTGTACTGCTCTGATGATTTTGTTTTGTATCCATCCTCTGCCTGAGTTGTAAAGCTGTCTTTTAATATTACCAATGATAATTTATTTACCGCTCCAACTTCGGACGTTTCAACCCATACTATATCCTCTGCCGGAAAGAGTAAAACTGACGGTCTGACCTTTCCGGTTATAACGTCATGCTGAGTCTCTGCCGCATCTTTTGAGTGATCTATTAAAAGACCAGCTCGACCGATTGACACAACACTTGCCAATGTTTTTTTCATTTGCTGAACAATATTAACACCACTACCGTCAATATTATGCTCAAGAAATGCTAGTGACGCAGGTATTTCAAGACTCTTAATCTCTTTGCCGAACGCCATGCCAACCATGCTGTTTACAGTTGACCCCGTAATATTATAAAAAACAGCCCTTAACAAATAATCAGAATACCTTGTTACGTTATCATCCTCAAGATCTGGGACAGGCAAGTATCTCACGCCAGCTTTTTTTATAGCAGTAGAGCCTGAAATGCAGTCTCTTATCTGATTATATTCCGGGAGTCTTTCCTGTAAATTTTGCTGAATTTCTGACGGGTCGAATTTACTTGACATATTGTTTTCCTGTTATCCGAATGATATTTTTAAATTGTCTATTATTGGTTTGTCGATAGGCCATTTTCTGTGAATAAAGTATCCTGACGAATCTGCAAAATCATCTAAGCTTGGGTGTTCATGAAACTTTTCTGGCTCACCATTTTTATTATAACCCTGCATTTCAAGACTATCAGTCAGAAGTGGGCATTTGTCTGTATTGATTCCGATTTTATCATGAGACAACAACCCATTGTAAGCGTTAACCCTATCCCTGACTGCCGGATTTTTGTTTGGACAATCAACACCAAATCCGGCAGTTTCGATTAACTCTATATCAGACATGGATGCGTTGGTTGAGTTGTTCCCACCCGATGCATCAGGGTACACTGTTATTTTTCTTTTTCCGTCGTCAGTATATTTTCCAAGTCTGAATATAAAATCCCTTGTGTCGTTACTCACAAATTCATCTACGGCAATTGGCTTGTTATCGTCTATAACCCAGATTACAGCGCAACAACCACCGACATTGAAATCTATTGACGCATGAATTAGCGTATCTTGCTGCGTTAACGTCCTGCTTGAGTGATGTTTTTTTCTATCAAAGAAATGATAAACTTTATTTTGGCTTAATGCAACGTACTCGCCCTCTATATACATTTCTGCAAGCAAAGGGTCATAGTTATCACGTATTTGCTGTATATAGCCGTCCGGAAGATAGGGATTTGAATAAGTAGGGGCTTTTATTGAGATGTACCCAGGCTGTTTCATCTTTTCCCACTTCATGTAGGTAAAGCCTGAATAGCCCTGGTCGGGTGTGGTAACGTTGCCCATAGTATTTAAACCAATACACCTTTGACGATTTCTTTCGCTGGCCTTTCGCCATACCAAGGAGGCTTTTTCTTTGCTAATAGTATCCAATTCATCAAGCACACTATGCGCAACTTCGTAGGACACCATTCTTTCCGGTCTATCGTATGAGCGCAAGATTAAATCACCAAAACCGTGGAGGCTTATTATAAAATCTGATTTGTTTGTTTTGTATTTGATACCTAACGTTGTTAGATCGTCTTCAATATAGGGGATTGCTCGCAATTTAAGCAGATCATACGTCGGCATGTAATATGCCGTGTTTATGCCTGGCTCTTGTAGCATTTTAAATATCAGTCGTGTAGAACCAGCCTTTGTTTTGCCGCTGCCCAATCCACCGATGATGGCCGGATGTGGCTCAGGAGAGAATACAAAATCTTCTTGCGGCTGCGTTAGTGCAAAATTCAATCTTCTTTTTTCGCCCTAACGATTACAATAGGTTCTACTTTGTTCATTGCATCAATCTCTGCATCTGACTTGTCTTTTTGTCCTAAAACATTCTTGCCGAGCCAAATTAACATTGTTGCATTACCGCCATCAACTGCAAGCTTCCACTGGCTGCGACGTAAGCTGGCTCTACCTCCCAGAGCTTTTTTCTTGATATACTCCGAGAATTTCATTTTGTGATCGCGCTTACATGCGTCAGAAACAGTGTCATAATCAACACCTAAAACGCTGGCTATTTCTTCTCCGGTGCATTGTATTAAACACATAGAGTCAATCTGTTTCCAGTCTGCATTGTATGGCTTTGCGCCTCGTTTACCCATCTAGTTTATTATCCTGTATTAAATTGCATTGTTGCATTTGCCATCTTTTCGATTAAAAGTCCGCTTATTCTTGCATTTACCTTATCAAGCCTAATAGAAGCTTTTTCTTTCCCCTTCCTTGTTTTGCGTAATCCTTTGAGACTCGCTTTCAGTCCTTTCGCTACGTCATTCAACTCATTGATTTTTCTATCAACTATTTCTATGTCGTCTTGTGTTATTGTAAGATCAACACCACACCCTTGAACAACCTTTGTCACCCACTTTGAATCAACACCACAAATTTCTGCCTGTGGCATTACACCTGACAAAAATACTTTTGCATAGTAATGGGACATTTTCTGCGCATCATCATACAAATCTCTTACTGACTGTAAAATAATCTGCAACATCAAGTCCCCATGCACTGTTTTGGGAAATTGAGATACAAGAGCCAACGCTACCAATCGTGCTTTTATAATTCCGCTTAGCTCGTAACTGCCACAATTATCTTTTTTTATAGACTCCTTTGCGCAACAATGCTTTTTTTTGGGAGCTGAAAACGTTCTAGCTTTCCATTTTATATCTTTATAGCGCTTATAATGTATGTTTACACGAGATTGATATTTCCTGAACGCCTTTTCGTCAAACTCGCTAAGCTTTTTCTTCCAATGGCATGTATCACACTTTCCACCAGTAATGCCAATAATGTCACCCATTTTACCACTTAACGCGCCGGTTGTCATTTTATTAATCTCCAAATTACTGTGCAATAAAATCTATTTAAAATTAAGTCGCAGAACTTTTTAGACTTGCATTGTCTTTCATTGCCCAAGCTAAATAGCTATGCCATGCAGAGAGAATGCGTCGTTTCATCTCAACGGGCTCGCCGTGAATATACGACTGATTTATTGAACTAAGACTAGCGCCCAGAATCAGATCAATATTGTCAATGGAAGCCATTAGCTCGGTTCTAAGCAGACTCGCCACGGTACGGCGTACATCATGGCTTGATAACTCAAAGTCACTCCTGTTTAAGAGTCGGTGCGCCTGACCGTTATTCATTGCATGGTCTTTAGTCAACATAGGAAAAACGTAAGTGTTACTCAAGCCTTTTTGCTGCTTAAGAATAGCCTCCATTGCTGGCATGATAGGCAGCGTAAGTGGCTCAAATTGTTTTTTTGCAACCCTGCGATTTTTAACACGCTCCCACGAGATATTAATTATTTGATTATCAGCGTCAATTTCACCCCATTTGAGGCCGAAAATTTCCATTGCCCGGGTGCCATATAGTAATTGTGCGTGCAAGCCGTTCTTATAGCTTTGATATTCAGCATTATCTTGCAGCCATGCTATAAACACCGGCAAATCTTTAATCATACGGGTACGCTTGCCGATGGTTCGCCTGTCCACGTCAAAGATAAACGGCTTTATGATCTTGCCACTACGAATAGCCACCTTTTGAATTCTTTTTAGTGCACAAATCGCCATATTGCACGGGGAATCTTCCAGTCCATCAAGAAAATTATTGATTTGATAAGGTTCAATTTCTGACAAGGGCATTTTTCCCAGCACCGGTGCAATGTGATTATTGTAAACAGTCATGTAGGCAATTTGTGTGCCTTCTGATATTTCTCTGGTAAACAGGCGGTGTCCTGTATAACTGTCAAAAGCGCGATTTAGGGTATATTTGTTTTCTTTCTCTTGTCGTTCTTTTTCTTCCTGATCAGCTTTTGCTTTCAGCTCGGCTTCTTTGCGCTCAGCTCGGATATTATCTTTTTCAGCCAACGGATCAATACCAGCTCTGATCTTGTCTTTAATTTTGTAATGATCGGAAACAATCCGGTCAATGTGACCCTCATCAAGAATCTGCTTATAGCTGAATGAATCCATGACAATTACTCGGAACTTTCCGGTAATGGGGGATTTGAACTTATAGATGATGGATTTTTTGGTCTTACCCAGATCTACGCCCAGACCACGAAAATTACTTGCCCACAGTCTTTGGGTTTTTGCGCCGCTTGGATCGCGCCGCAAAGGATTAAAGCTTTTTAGAGATAAATGATCTTTTTTCATTATTCGTCCCTGCTGCGCTGGATTTGCTTCATCGTTTTGTCAAACTCATTAGACACATAAAGTACAACTACAATAAAAAACACTAACACTATTACTGTAAATATAATCATTTATTCCCCTCCTGGTTCTGTATCATAATTGTTCGCTTGGCAGATCGCCGTCAATAGTAGTTGCATCTACAATAAATTGCATATTTACGATTAGATCATTTATAAATGGTTCGATTTCGTTAAAATTTGTATCTTTAAGAGCGTCATAAAGACGCCCTGTATGTACAATCCATGCAGCTTTTTCTAACGTCAAAAAATGCCCTCTTATAGATTTGACCCTACCTGTGTACTGATGTGTCGCGGTGCGGATAAAAAGCTTGTCACCAATCTTGAACGGATACGGCTCCTTGCTAACGTTTGATTCACGCGTATCAAGAAATCTTGAAATCTCACTTAATTGTCCGATTGTTAACTTATTGATGCTCATTGTGCCGTGCCTTTTGTTTTTGTTAAATCTCGATCTACTTGTACCCAGGTTTTGCTGCTTATCATTTTGTCGTGACAAGCTTTACATGTGTATCGGTATTTTTTAAGCCTTACTTTATCTGCATCAGGCTTATTCTTACTACAATCTCTACAATAAAACATTTCGCTCTCCAGTTTTAAATTTAAACGCCAGTTTGTGCTGACTGCCATCCGATCCCAGTTAATCCGATTAAACACGCATCAGCTCGGTCACAGTCTTTTTTTCTCTTAAATAGATGTTTGCGCCTTGGCAGCATCTCTATTATCAATAACCTTGCCGCATCCTTTTCAGTTTTTAATAATTTAAAATTTCCCTTCCATCTCTGCGATGTAATTAGCGAAAATGGTATCTCACTCCCTGCCAACACGCCTTTTATAATTCCAAACGACTGCCCAAAGCTAAACATGCTAGTAACGCCCTGCCCTGGTCGTGCGCTTACTTTTTCAATATATGCGTGCAAGATTTTATATTTAAGTAATATCTCATAAAGTGCTGAGCCGTCAATTTCCCTCTTGCCGTTTTTA